AGGAGAAGGTTCCGCTGTGTTTGTAAATGTCTTTGGTCGCGCGGACACGACGTTCTCCGTAGACAAGGATGTGGTCGTCACCTTCGATTCGGACAGTGGGGGCATGGATCAGGCCGTAGGGCTGGATGCTGGCAGCGAGTTCGTTGAGTTCCCCGAGCTTGAACTCTCGGCGCTGGCGGTTTTCGGGAATGACGAGGCGGGATGCTGCGATGAAGCGCTTGGTCATGGTTGTTATTCCTTGGTCTTAGCGAGGGCGATACAAGAAGGCGCGGCCTTGGCGTGCTCACTGGTGCAGAGGATGGCCAGGGCGTCTGCGGTAAGGCCGAGGCCGGAGAAACTGCGGGCGGTTTCCCGGATGTTACATTCGGAACTTTCCCAGCTGGTGCCGCCGCCAATGTTGAAGAATGGGTTGCCCCCGCCGAAGTTGCTGGTGCCCATGCAAGGAGCGGAAGGGTAGAGGCTGCCGAGTGAGAGGGCCGCGACAGGCTTTTCGTAGGTGATGCTGGAGGTGACGCTGCCGATGGAACCGCCGGAGGAGGTTGAGGTGGAGGGGCCGCTGGAACTGGAACCACCTTGACCTCCGAAGCCAGAACCGCCTGAACCCCCGGCACCACCTTGACCACCTTGGCCACCAGCCCCGCCCGTCGCTCCGGACATCGAGCTGCTGACCGCGGAGCTGCTTGCCCGGCTGTTAGCAAACGCTACGGCGGTATTCCGAACGTCATTGCTGATACGATTGCTGACAGTGGTGGAAGGGGTGGAAGGCTTGCTCGGATTACCAGTATCGACGGTTGCAAAGGCGGGGAGGGCAATCATTGCGAGAGCGGCGGCAAAAATCTTCTTGTTCATTTGAATCTCCTGAGCGTAAAAAGAGGGAGGCCGAAACCTCCCCCAAGGACTACAAGTTGATTACAGAGCGACGACGCCGGAGATCTTCTCGATCGGCTGACCTTCCCACAGGTCGTGGGTGATCTTGACCTTGACGATCTTGCCTTCCATCTTGCGGGCGGAGAACACGTCACCAGGCTTGTTCATATCCGTAGCTTCACGGTATGCACGAAGGCGGCGATTCTTGCCGGGGCCGTTGTCGATGGTGCCATTGGCGGTCAGGTCGATCATGATCGAGTCCTTGAGGTTCAGCGTGGACTGGTCCATCTTGAGTTCGGCTTGGATTTCAGCCGGAACGTCGATGGTGACAGGAATATCCCACGCAATACCGGACTTGGTCGGGTCGGCCTTGCCTTGCCACTGGCGGGCAGTGACTGCGCCGAGGATGGCAGTGTAATCGCCGACAGGAAGCGGCGGGCGCTTTTCGGTCGGGTCGGTCAGGGTTGCGTCGAGGAAGGTATCGGGATTGAAAGAGGAATCGAAAGACATTTGAAGCTCCTTGATAGGATGTTGCGGTTTGAACTGCGGAAAGGTGGTTGGGATTAAGGCTCCCGTGGGCCTTGTTAGGATCTCCGTTTCGCCCACTTGTCCATGATCTGGGCAAAGTCAGGTTTGATCTTGGAAGAGATTGGGAGGGAGCGAGTTTTCACATCGACGTTGCTGGCGGCAGTATCCCAATACCAGTTGGTTCCCTCTCGGACTGCATAGATAACGTCGGAGAAGAGCTGGGGAATGTCGTTCGCCATAGCCTTCCCGATGGCCTTCGTCATGAGCTTGATCCCGCCGGTGATTTCATCAGTCTGACGATCCACGTGAGCGGTGATAACGAAGGTGGCTGCGATGCCTTGAGTGCAGAGGCGGAGGAAATTCATCAGGTTGTTTTGGGCTACGCCGTAGTCGGAAGGGGAGGCCGTCGGTTTGTTCCCGATGACCATCTTCATACTGGCGTTGCCGAGTTCGGAGAGGGAGTCGATGACGAAGATGCGATCTGCCCCCCAAGAGTCGACGGAACCGAACTTCTGCCCTGTGCGGTCGTCGGGGAAGTTGGCGCAGGCGGAGAGGATCTTGTGGAATGCATTGTTCTTGGAGCGACCACCATCCTGCATCTTCGTGAGGGCTTCATAGGAGAGCTTGCCCACGTTGTCTGCGCCGGTGATGAGGGAGTCGAGCGTGAGTGTCTTCGTCATGGCGACGTGCCAGTGGAGGTTAGCCGGGACTTCCTTCCCGTGGTCACGCCAGTATCCGAGGAGGGATTCAAGTCCGTTCTCTGTGAAGAGGCAGAAGACCGGGGTTGCGGGGGTTTGGGCGGCTGCCCAGTCAACGAGAGTCCCGAGAGAGTGGGTCTTGCCTACGCCGGACGGACCTTCGAGGAGGACTTTTGGCCCCATGAGGGTAGTGGCTTGGGTGGAGGCTGCGGTGGTATCAGTCATAGTGGTCTTCTTTCCAGTTTTCTAGTATTGCAAGGAATTCGCGGGTTAAAAGGTTTGTACTGCAGTGATCGAGTGACTGGCCAGTTAAGAAGGTTCCGTCGCCATGCTTAACGCAACGTCTAGTTTCGACTATCCAGGAAGATTGTGGTATAGGCTTGTAATCAAAGTGATGGGAGTATATTGCCCTTCCCCAGATTTCCCCGCACATCGGACAGAAGTAGGCTGTGTGCGGCCAGTATGCAGAAACAGAAACACCTGTCGAGGGGGAGTAGCCGCAGCAATAAACCTCTCGCTGCCCCACGACAGATCCCCCCTCCATGTATAAGACAGTCGAATTTCCTGACGACTCCGCCACAGCTCAGTTCTCCAGAATGATTTCCCGCCGATTCACGGGGTCCCAGACTTTCCGCTGGAACGAGCCGCGAAGCCAGGGTTCTGGGTCTTGGCTCAGACAGACTTGGCGGAACTCGCAGCCAGAATACTCGTTGCAGGCGTGGTCGAGGGAGTAGTCAAACACCCCGGTTTCCCACATGGTCTTGAGGCGGGCTACGTCGCGGAGAAGCTGTTCGTACCAGCGTTCGATCATCCACTTGGGGCGGTAGGTCAAGGCCTGCATGGTATCGTACTTGGTCTTGAGGATGGAGACACCCCGGACGAGGAAACCTTGGAGGGGAAAGCCAGCACGCTCGGCGCCCCAGCAGTAACCTGTGAACTGACTGCGGAGATCCCACTGCTTTGGCCAGGATGCGCCGAGGGAGGAGGTTGTCTTGTCATCTTCTCCGAACCAGCCACCGGCGTAGTCACAGATCATATCCATGCGACCGACGTAGAGGAGAGGGTTGCCTGTCTCTGGGTGGGTGGCGTCGATGGGTTCGGCGAAGGAGAGTTCAATCCCCCGCTTCCCATTCGGGAGGGTTATCGGTATGGCCTTATCCGTGGTCATGGGATAGTGGTCGAAGTAGAACTCAAGGGCTCCGGCCATGCGCTCGGCGGACTTTGCTGAGGATGGCGGGCAGTCATAGTCACCATAGGCGTGAAGTAGGGCTCCGACTCCCTTCGCCACCGCATCGTCGTGATCGACTCCGTGTACGAAATAGGCCTCGCGGGCAACTTCGATTCCCTTTGCATACGCTGCCCCGGCGTGGAGGTGGACATTCTCGCCGCGGAGCTTCCAGTGCTGGAGGTATGTTCGGTACGCCTTCTGGGGACAGGAACGGAATGCACCGACTATGGTACTGTCGATGATATGGGGGAATTCCGGGCGAGTTGTCATTCTTCTATCTCCCCGTTCAGCGTCGGCGGGGCATCTCCCGCGCCGAAGAGATTGATGGAATGCTCCTTATCCGCATCGTCGAATATGCGAAGTTCTAGCATATTCTCTGCGACAAAGGTTTCTATCCGGACAATGCCGTGGATGTAGATTGTGGCCATTCTATATTCCCTTCTATCTAAATTGTCCTACGATGTACATCAGGGTTCCGCCTAGCCAGAGCACTATGCCCCAGAGGCAGACAAGGAGGAAGTCTCTCACCACTTACACTCCGGTACGTTGTGTTTGGTGAGAAATTCATCTATAAGCGCGTGTGTCGCATTTTCAAGTTCCATTGGAATTCTCCGTTCTACATAAACGTAAAAGCCAACAAGTTCTTGGGGAATTTCAAAGGTGTCGAATTTTACAATTTCACCTTCCTTTTTCTCGGGAATATTCATAACGCCC